GTGATACTAGGGAAACCTAACCCTGGAACATTACCCTATCACGTACTGACAAATTTGGCTCCCCTATGAAGAATTTAACTTCACTGTGCATGGTAATATTAACTCCAAGCACAACATACAGTGAGCCGCCGAGGCCACAAAGGCCTACGTATATATCACTGTATTTCCAGTCCGAGGAATAAAATTGGTGGATCGGAGGGGAGTCGAACCCACCTGCGCCCTAGGAGCATCGCCAGATAAGATCCCGTATTGGTGGAATCTACGGGAATCGAACCCGCCTATACAGCCGTTGCGACCCAAAATAGGTGCCAACCACGGGATTTGCCTGTTGGCTTTGCAGCGTCGTCTTTTATCTGACTTGCAAAATTGGTGGACCCCTGTTTCTATGCCCTGGGCCCGTTGATAGAGTATCTACTATCAGCATTGCAAATGATCTTAAGAACTTTTCAGTTCAACCTGCACGGTTAACGTGTCGATGACATCGTAATCATTTTAGAGTACACTACACAGGATTTGAACCTGTACAACCCGGCTATGGTAGGCACGAGGCTATCACCACTATATCTGCGTGTACGGCGCATTGATGCACTCTAAAATGACCATTTTGAAGGATACAAAGGATTCGAACCTAAGACTACAGCACCAGAGTTAACTGGATGGCCTCCCAACTTGCCATTACCTGCGAGTACCCTTTAAAATGACGTCTTCCTCTGCTTGAACTACCAATGCACAATCAGACAATCATTTTGAAATACTTTAGCAATACTGGCAGTGGACGAGCAATCAAATCCCGCGCTTACGTTCAAACCAAAATACTTCAAAATGACTCCTTACACCCGCTTGTAGCGACTGTAATCTCCCGATTGAGTGTGTAAAAACATCACCAATGTAAGGAATCTTGTCTACATATTGTTAAGGAACTACACAAACAAATGCGATGATCTGTTTGAAAGATTAATTATAACACAATTTGCATTATGTGTAAATTATTTCTTTAGAGAGTAATTGTTAGGAAGCCTGCGCACATTACACACCTCACTCTTTGGGATTTTATACCCAGAGCTACCATACTCACCTTAGGGTGAGTCAGAACCTAACAACAACTTTTTAAAGAACCGATCCAAGAGATACGATGATCTGTTGGTATGGAATGATTATAAACCATCCCGGAATATGTGTAAATTATTTCTTATCCAATCAAAAAGGCCCTCTGTGGGAGGGCCTTTGATGTGTTCCGTAGAATTTCAAAGTCCCTCTATGTTTGATCCCATTCTGGTGTAAATTGTGGGCGTGCAATGGCGCAACCGCTATTATAGACAGCGTTTGAGAGATGCATCGACAAGGATAAGAGGTTTTGTTTCATGTACTTATTTATGGTGGTTAGCCAACTTTTTCTGGGAAAAACGAAAATTTATTCAAATTTTTTGCAATCACACTTAGTACGACCTTGATTGCAGTTCCCACCGCATCCATCCGAAGCACCTCGGACAAAAGCCAAAATTGCTACCCAACCCACTAATACTATACCGATTGCTATTGCTGATATCATAATTTTCTCCTTATACAAATTTTCAATTCATGTTCTTCCAATGTTCGGTTCACATAGAATCCACCATCGTAAAGCATTGGCTGACCACACCATAGATCCCAATTGGCAATCTTGGTGTCTTTGAAGGTGTTCCAGTAGTTTCGGTCCATCATATGTTGTCCTTGAAATATTCCAGATCCGTGATGTGTCTCACTGATCGCTTATACTCTGGAGTATCATGGCCATTCCGTACGACACCACACTGTACAATGAAGATGCAATGAGCAATAATGCTTTTGGCAAACTCAATCTCAGCTTGAGTAAGTTTAGTCCGATCAAAGCCGTTGAATTCTTCTACAATAAGTTTTGACTCAACTGCAATCATACGAATGTTTTTGTTCATGTCCACATGCATCTGTGATGCTTTACAATTACCGTACAAAACTTTTCCACTTGAGTCTCGAATTCATCTTCAAGTTCATGAATCTTCTTAAAGAGAGCATCGGTCTCTGGTTCGTTTCTAAATGTAAATAGACTTTCTACACCCTTTGAGGCCGAATAAGCATTGTACCCAGATTCTTCAAATGAGTCAAATGTTAGATACCGATTCTTGGCAAAGAGGTAAGCTTCCCAAAGTTCGTCATATGCCTTTACTTCGTGGGGATCATGAGCATTCTGGAAATCCATCCATTCACGAGCATGTTTGGCACGAACTGTATCCGATACCTTAACCCTGTACAGTTTCCGCCGAATGTAAGATTGATCCAAGTACTTCCGAACTTCTGGTTCAAGTTTAGATTTATCTTCATGTGAACAAAAGCAGACGTTCATCCAAAAGCATTCTTCCTCAACAAAGTCGATTATAGAAAGCATGAGCGCATCTGGAATTCTTGAGGTAAGATCCGACCACTTGCCAAATTTGGTGCGCGTGCGAAGCACATGAGATTTATGAACCACGTTGGCGACAAAGTAAGAGGCAGATTCAAGAGTGTTAGGAACCCAAAAGATTACCTTCTGGAGAGTATTAAGACTTTCGATTACAGTCACACCAAACTTGGATGCCTTCAAGGAAGCTTTCTCGTGTTCATCCCAACCTTCCATTGTAGCTGCTGGCGGCAACGCAGGAAGTCCGAAGACTTCTCTAAGATGTGCAGCAAATTTTGAATTCGACCAATAAGTTCTCATAATAAAATGTCCGGTATTGTACACAGCTCAGGAAAATTAGTTGCCTGTTGCGGCGCAATTTTAGTTAGTACTGGGACGACATCGACCCATGATTCGGTATATCTATGACCTTTGCCACCATAAGTTCTTGGTTGATGCAATTTACCAGCTGCAAACAATCTTCTGAGTGCAAACTTGTAAACATCTTCATGATGGCCTGTATCCCAGGTTTTGTTAGCATTATAGAATTTCCAAATTTCAGCCCAATGATTATCATTTCTTGGATCAAACTTGGAATTCACAACGAGCACAAATACATCAGAAGTTTTTACAACTCCTTTGACGATATCCCGTAGGCAATAACCAAGTCTTAATCCAATTTTCATAATCACTCTTCAAATCTATTATTTATCGCAGCATTCCAAACAAGTAGATTACTATCAAAACCACTACAGTCATAGCAGTATAAAGACCTGCCTCAATAATTTTTGCTTTCATTTCTGTCCTTTCATTATACTATACCAACAATTACTTTCAACTTCCAAACCGTAAGACAATAGATTTTCAGTCTATCAACGGTTTCTGTAGTATGGATAGAAAACCAAAAAGTCTGCAGTTTATCATCTACAAGTTGAGCCCAACAATCTTCGGCCCAGATCCATTCACCCATCAACTTACCAATTTTGAACTCGTGAGATGGATTTGAGCACTTCTTCAAATCATAATGTAGACGAAGTTCGTCTTTAGTTAAATTCATTCCTTAACCTTTTCAAGATACTTGTTACTAACTGCTTTAAATGAAATGCGACGATCTGAGTTTGCCTTAAAGACAAGACCTTCACGTGGGCATCCAATCAACCCAAGCACAGACTCACCATCAGCCTTAGTTAGCAATGAGTCACATGTTTGGCCAGTCAACTTTGCTGCACGTTCAAGCACAGGTGTATCAGTCAGCCCAAGCAAACTTGTCCAAAATCTTCGTTCAACTGGATTAAAGTATTCAAACCGATCAATGTCAAAAATATCAAACACGAAGAACATGTGCTTGGTCAAGTTGTAAATGTTGCCTTGGATACCAGGGCCGCACAGTTCACCTTGAATAGCAACATTTTTGCCTTGTACTTCCAGTTTGTGCTTCAGTTCAAGCTCAATCGCCATCTTCCAGAATGTGTTGTCCTCAGATTCTTTCAGATCCAAGTTGCGTGAGCAGACACCAAAGTCTTCATCGCGCTTGTACACAGTCATTGAAGAGCCTTCGCACTTCTCTGTGACTTCCCATGTTTGGTGTTCAAAATGTTCTTCCATATCACGGAAGCAGTTTTGCACACGTTCTTGATCAGTCTTGATGATGAACGATGGGAATGATCCACGAGCATCAGCAGAGGTGAACTCAGGTGGCGCTTCCCACTTTACAATACCCAACTGTTCGGACACATCTGCACCAATACAACCATCATTGATGGGGAAAATATCCTCAGGCTCCCCAAGCACAGACAGTGGCAGCAACAGCCCTTGAGACAATTGCTTGCGCAGACGGATTGTGCGAAGCTTTTCACCTTCAACACCAAGATACGTCTTGGGGAAATGTCCCGGCTTTGTTAAGAAAGGTGCAAGTGTGCTTGGAATGAATGAATCTGGTTCTGCGTACACAACGAGATCACCCACTACATACTTGCCGACTTGGTCAACGATCCACCAGCCATTCACCCTGTAAGCACAGATCTTGTCTGCATCAGGGATAGCTTTTACTTCTGCAATCTTTTGAATAGACGCCATTTTACGAACATAAACTTCTGTCATTTTATACCTCTTTATTTTGTCCAATAAGCATATAGTAAGAATAAGAAAATACCGATTACTTCGATCACAAAGAAAAGCATCAGTAGATCAGTCACCCATCTCACAACAAACCTTTAAGCAATCAGAAATAGAACTAACAAAACTGGAATGATAAGGGTAAACAATTCATTCATCATCTTAACAATACCGTTTGAATCGGCTATACTCTTCTTGTGTTATGGCGGCAACTTCCGACATCATCACAGTCAACAATGCGCCAACCATTAACCCCGTGAAGTTATATGACACCAGTTCATTACCACTCGTTTTATAAGTGAACCCATCACACGGAATTTTGAGTTTTGTACCCGACTTCAAATGAAGTACTACAACCGTTTTGTAACTGAATTCTTTGAATCCGAGCACTCGTTTAATTTTGGCCAACTTAGTAAACATGATTATTTCCTCACCGGTTTTGTACCGTCAAAGCCCCAAGCTTCAAGAGCATTGTTATAAGCATAGTTCCAGTCACCGTCAAAATCGTACCCGTCATTGACGTAGTATTCGTGTTCCTGATTTCCAGCACGATCAACTTCGTTCTCGTCGTATCCGTAAGAGTCGTACCCTTCTGGGTCGTATATGGACCAAGCATCAGGTTGGTTGTTAAAGTCGCTGTACTTCTTAAACCAGTTCCTGTCCTTCGTGTATGCTGCATTAACCGTTGGGCTGTATTTTCCACGCATAATTATTCCTTGATCAACGATTGGGCTTCTTCAATCCACTCACCGAGAGTCAATTGGTTCAGTGAATTTACCATCACAGAGGTTGAATCACTAAGATCCAACACATAGCCTGTGAAGTAAAAGTAACTAGGACCCTTCTGGAGTTCGAGGGGAATTCCCTCTTCCTTCAGGGTTTTATTGACTGTTTTAAGAGTGATTTTAGACATGGGTTAATTATAACCCAATCGTCAATATGTGTAAATTATTTCTTCTCGGCGTACTCAACGTCCATCTCGTCGACGATCTTACACCAATGACCGTGAAGTTCTTTCAGTTTGGGAGTCATTGCGGGTTGGTACACAGTAAGGGTGTCCATCATCAGCTCAACCAGACCCTCGAGCACAACGACTCGTTCTTCCCAATAAGTTTCTGGCAATTTCATTTCAGATCCTCAAAAACTTGAGTCAGATCAAGATCAAACTCTGTGACGTCGTCGTAAATTTCAGCGGCAATCATCATGAGCGCAACCTGAGCATCGACAAAATCAGAGCCGACCAAATCTTTCATATAGTACTCAACATCCTCGGTTGACTGAAGCGACCAAAGAACATCGGCATGTTTCAGTTGACGATCTGTAAATCCATACACACGGGGGTAGTTCATTATACAAGCCTTCAAAGTTGTAAGTTATCAATTTCTGGCAATGGCGGCAAATTTGAGAATTGTTCTGATGGAGGCTCATTGGTCACAAATTGATGATTGCGAACCATACCTTCGTAGATATTCCAGAGCTTTTCAAAGCGATAGGCGTACACTGTTGCCAGAGCTTTGATATCTTCCACTGGAGCACCAGCGTCGCACATAGCTCTGATGTCATCTGTGATATTCCAGCAATTCTGGATGTTTTCTTCTAGTTCAAAATAGTCGGTCATTTTAGTCCTTGTTAATAGCAAGTCGTTGAAATGCGGAGGCAATAAACATCGCTTCTTCTTTGGTGAAGACAAAATAATCATCGGCAGATCTGCCATCGGTGATATATTCAAGTCTGATGAAGTCGGAATTGTCATCATCTGGACGAACTGCCCACTCCCAACCTTCTGGATTAGTCACAACGAACGATTGAGACATAGTTACTCTAGACATTACATTTCCTTTGTCAAATACCCAAACGGCAGACCATTCTGCCATTCAAAATGTTCCCAGTCACCATTGCAATCGGCAGCTTCGAAGAGCCACCGAATAGCTGTTTTCCTATCTGTTCCACCAGCACCAAGATAATCTATAGTTTGTTCAAACCGCTCAATCGCAAGTTTTTCTTGATTACTATTTTCAATTTCCCCGAGTTTCATGGTTTCTACCATTGAATCCCATTGGAATTGCTTTTCGGCATCCGTAGCATGGGTCCAACCATACCACCACGACTGAGAAGGACGGCAACCGAACGCATCTTTATGCAGATCGGATACTGTGTTTTCGTCGAATGTAAACATGATTTTCCTTTAAGTTTCAGAAGTTGGTTTATTATACTACATTCGGCATTATGTGTAAATTAATTTCCTCAATGAACTCTTCTAACTGTTTATAGATAGAACGGCCGTATTCTGTGGACTTGGTGTGCATCTCACCGGACTTCATAGTCACTTTGATGTGTTCCCCATAGTAATCTAAAGCGACTTCTGAAATCTGATCTTCGGCCACATAAAGTTTGTCTGAGAGTTTAATCATGCTATAAGTGCCTTCAAGGATTCTTTCAGGGCTTTCAGTTCCTTTTCGGCCGCAACTCGACGAATTCGCTCAATTGTAGCGGCATCTTGCCAAGAGTCAAAACCCTCAGGTCCTTTGATCGCTTCGCGGAGTGTGTAGATTTCTGCCCACATATCTACTTCAGTCATCAGTACATCTTTGGCAAAATCATGTTTCATGCTTGTACCTCAGCCAGAGTAGTGAAGAGTCGGGCCCGAGCATTCGGAAATTGTTTTTCATATTCTGGATCAGGTTCTCCAAGTTCGTATAGAGAATTTTGTGTTACAACATAAGCGCCATGTTTACCTAGCACTTTAGATGTAGTTACAAATTTATCTCCGCGGTCACCAACTAATTGTGGCTCCCTAAGTTCAGGAGCCGTATACGGATCGCTGGAATATGTAATTCCCCAATTTTCTAACTTATATGCTGGTTTCATAGTAATTCCTCTTTCACTTTTGCAATTCGTTCTTCAAGACTGCCGGTCAGCAGTGTGTATTTCTTACCTTCAAGTTCTTTGAGATAAAACTCGTGCCCTTTGTTCCGGAACTTTTCATCTTGCCGAGTTCCGTCCTGCACCATTGGAAAGTCTGGGGCACAAAGGAAAATTTTGTAGTAGGAATTTTCTGCCTTCCACACTGAGCCCCACAATGAAGCAGAAACTCTGCCAAACCATTGTTCAGAATAAAACTGAGTCGTCAGTGGTGAAGTATCACAGTACAAGAATTCATCCATTCTGAGTCCAGCAGCACGAGAAGCTTCAACTTCAAGTTGACCTGATCCAATACGAGCCATGTCTTCGTACCGAAGTTTACCTTCTCGTTTGTCGAACATGAACCGGCCAAATTCCAAAGCAGTATGGCGTTCATCACCAAGTGCTTTCACCAGAGTTGTTTTGCCAGTTGATTCTGCACCAAGGAAAAGAACCTTACGCACAAAATCTTTTCGTACATACCACGGTACAAATCTATCCATCATGTGAATCATTGATTCACGGAGTTGTGTGCCAGAAATTGGATGCTCAATACGATCTTTATCCACCATCACATGCTGTACATGAACTGGATTTAAAAATCTCGCTGTAAAGTAAAGCGATAGATAATCGGCAAAACCTTGACCATAATCTTCCGAAGTAAAGACGGCATCAACAGTTGTTCCAAATCTATTTAGAAGCTGCCCTGCACAAAATTCCCTATGTACATCTTCCGGTGAATCATCTTTTACACCAAGAATGTCTGCTTGCTGATCAAGAACTTCGACGGTAATGCTGTGCACACGATCCTCGTCGAGAGTATATTTTGTCGCCTGTTCTAACCATTCGCGGCGCTTTTCTGCTCCACAGCCTGGGAAGTTACCCGAGGTGTAAGATAGGATGATAAGATTTTCACATTGCTCGGCAGCAGTCTCAATGACCTTGATGTGCCCATCGTGCAGTGGGCAGAACTTGCCCACAACTAAACCGGTTACGAATTTCTTTGCCATAATTTCCACCATGGTTTCTTTTGTTCAAATAGAACTGCTTCTTTACCACACGGACCCGGGCGGCCGAATTCAAGTCTCATGTAAGAACAAGTTCTATAAGACGTATATCCGGACACTAGATTGACATCATGCAGTGCTTTTTCATGCAGACATTCCGCGGAACCTTCCGGCCACCACGCATAAAATTTACAGTCTTTACAGAGTTTTACCATAATTTCCACCAAAGTTTCTTAAAAAGTTTAGCCGATTCACCACACGCAGCTTCGTTGAGCCGCATGGTACGACATTCGTGTAAATAAGAATAGTCAAGCAGTTCGGCAACCATCGTCTTAGACTTTGGGTGCTCGCAAACCGCTAAAGGATCCAAAAGCATCAGAGGGAATTCTGATCTGTGGTATTTGCAAGAATTACATTTTCTCATGAATTTATTTTATCATAAAGAGCATTATGTGTAAATTAATGGAACTCGATCATGTTCTCATTACTTCCAACACAGGGCAGCAGATTAACGAATGCTTCGGATTTTTGTTTTGATGTAAGATGCGCAGAATAGTAAACCTGATCTATTCTAATGCCTTTCATTTGGGCTTGGTATGTGATAAATCTAATTGTACAATTGATGAATTCCAGCTTGTTAAAATTATCTACCGTCGGTGGATAGATCAGATATGATGGTACAGCATTAAGACTTTCCCAGAATTCTTCCTTGAATGTACAAATCTGATCAAACGTTGGAAGTACAATTGCAATTTCCTTCTTCTCTTTACTTTTCACAATCTGCCTAATGAGATTTTCATACACCTCAAGCTTTGAAATTCCAATTGGTCTCAGTGAAGCTTCAAAGCATTCCTTCAAAAATGAATCTAGAGTTGGTTTGTTATCCTCTGGGAACTCAGCCTTGGCAGCTTCATAAACCATTCTATATAGAGCAATGATACGATCTTCATGGCCACCTTGTCTGACCTGGTCTTTGATATAATTCTTAGTTAATTTGCCTACTATACTCACCATAGATCCTCCGAAAACAAATCGCCACCTTGATAGCCACCTTCTGCCGGCCGTATGATTTGGCCAGTTCTTTGAGCACGAATATATGCACCTTGGCGGTTCAGAAACTCACCATTTTCATCTAGGAAACCTTGGACATCCGGACCTTTAATTCCAACTCCATTCTTTGAAGCAATAAGACGAATGATGTGGTGATGCCGATTTGGTCTCGGTAGAGAATAGATCACACCATCGTACTTAATTGCTACATGAGTAATGTCTGCGTATCCGTTAGCCATTATTGATCCTCATCCCACACACGTTGACAATCCGGACAGAAGCAGTCGTACCAATAGCGATCATCTGCTTTACACCAATTCCCGGTGTTCGACCGAGCAGTTTTGGTCACATTGGTGTGCGGACATACCTTTTGGATTTCTTTAATTTGCTCATAAAGTTTTGAAATCTTTGCTTTGAGCTTTTCTACTTTGTTCATACAGCCTCGTAAGTAGCATGAAAGATACTAGGTTTACATAGGTAGAACTCACCGTATGGATCCTTGAAGATGAAATCATCTTCATATGCAATGTGAACTACTTGCTTATAATGGTCATCTTCCAATTTGCCGATGTTAGCTAATTTGCCAATATGAGCTTCACCAATAGCACCAATGTGCCGCATTTTATTTGTACTTAGTAGATATGGAGCACAGAATGCTCTGAGTTCTTCAATTCCTTCTTTAGTATAGACGAACTGAACTGCTTCGATTACTTCTGGCTTCTTACGATATTGCTTAATCATTTACTATCCTCATATTACTAAATTCACGGTTAACCTGGCCGTATCCGTTGCAGCGTTCGAGAGATGTTCCATATCTGACAAATGCTTCAAACAGAGTATCACCTTCTTCGATGCCGGCCGAATATGCCGTTGTGCCGCCTTTCCAGTCACCTTTTTGCCGACCCACTTCTTTATCAAAAGAGAAGTCGACGTGTTTATAGTATACTGGTTTTCTAATGTACCCAAGCCATTTCATCCAAGATGTACCGTGCCGATACATTGATTCTTCGATGTGGCAAGCGGCAGTGATTTCTTCTCTGTCAAAGTCATTGAACTTGATCAGTAACTTTGGTACTGCATTTCTAATTTCTTCTAAAGAATCAAAGTTGATGCCACCATTCTTTTTGTCGAAGTATCTCTTGAATAAAGTTCCATCTGGATTCAAGTAATCGATGTGAATCCGCCGACGTGTTTTCCATGGGATTTCGAAGCATTTAGAATGGTCGGAATTTTCAGGATCATCTCTAGACCAAGAACCTGGCTGGATTCCATATCTAATGTGCAAATGATCTTCATATATAGAAAATCCATACTCACGGCAAATATGATTAGTATATCCTGCTTTAGGATTACCCTTGGCCCATTCATATCTTGAAGTATCTACCCAGACAGACTTTGGTTTCAGAATCTGTGGTACTTCGAACCAGAATGAATAACCAAAGAATGCTATGTGAAGAACGTTTGGTTTATCTTTGTCAAAGTCATAAGCAGTCTTGAGCGACAGAGCAAAACCCCATTCTTTACTCTTGCTGAATTCTTTTAGTTTAAACATTTGGATAAATCACCTTTACTTTTTTACCCTGCTTGTTGGCGTAGTCAACTGTATACCAAGTTCCACCCTTCTTCTGTGGAGAAGTTTGGAACGGCACGGCAATAAGAAAATCTGTTTCATTTACAATCGCTCTATTGCGTTCAAAATAACTTTTGGGTGTTCTATATTCATGAGAAGGCACCTGCGCTCTGAGATCATGCTTGAGTGGTGGATGACACACTATAAAGATGCCCATAGCTTTTGCCATGTTTGCTACTGCAGCATCTGCACCAACACAGTCACCATGATGTAGTTCTAGTATGTCATCATTTGTTCTACAATGAGTTAATGCTGCATTAAGAAATTTATGTACACCTTCAAGTTGCTCTTGCATAGGTTCATTCCGTGTACCTGTGACTCCAATTTTCATTTTGGTGCATTCTCAAGTAGTTCTTTGGCGGCATCAAAAACGGCTGCCATCTCTTGTACTGAATCAAAAGTCACAGAACCATTTTCTATAGTATCTCGGCATTGAGTAAATTTGATGTATGGTCCTGCCGCATCATCTTCAATGGAAATGTGAGTAGATCCTTCACCAAAGATAGGTGATTCATCATACTGATGAACGGATACTTTAACGATTGTTTTTGTGTATGTACTCATAGATTCCTCAATGTTTTTGGGCCAACTAGACCGAGGGCCCGGCGCATCCGATGTTCAATGTCACCATTCTTTACTAACTCTTGCCACACATGACCACCAGTTCTCCGGCCCTCTTCGATACATGCTTCTACAACGAGTGCGGCATACTTTTCTTCCCATAGCCATGCAAAAGTGGTTGGTGAGCCCGATGCTTCAAAGCCACATCGATCTGCTGCAATGCAAGATAGAGTTTTGTACTTTTCAATCATTCTGTTACCCTCTTAAATTGGATGTTGATTGGTTTCTCATAACCATCTTGATAAGTTAAATCATACAAATGTAGACCGATCTGATAGACAAAATTACTACAGTGAGTTCCATACCCAGATTCTATTTCTTTCCCAACTGTATGGCAAGCAATAATAGTTTCTTGCCAAAGTTCTGGTTCGAGATCTTTCCAGCCACCCGTGATGCTATTAACAAAAGCAATTGCCTGTTCTTTAGTTAAACCGTCTGCCCATTCTTGAGCAGTCTTTGGTTTAGTCTCTACAAGTAATGTTGCTGCTTTCATCACTAGCCCGCAAGTTTTAATTGTTTCTCGTAACGACTCAATCTCTGCTGCCGCTTCTTCAAGTAAGTCAGAGATTCTATCTGCTTTACCTTCTTGCACAGACTTACGAGTGGCAATCTGCCTCCGAATCTCAGCACGTTTACGAAGTCGTGTTACTAAATCTTCATTCATGAGCAGTCTCCGAAAATGCGCAGTCAATAAAACTTCTAACAGCACCAGTTGGATTATTTCTAATGTACTGTTCTACTTTTGCGATAACTTCTTCGGGTATCCAACCATCAGATGTACATCTTGAATCTGCTCGAATGATGTCTTTGTAATTTGCAAGAATCCATGCAATCTGATTGCACCCATAGCAAGTCGTAGTCATACTTGACATTAGTTCTGCACCACAGTCGACACAGTATTCTACACCATTCACCTTATCAAGTGCATCTAAAACTTTTACTGCCGATTCAGTTGCCGCTTCCCAACCTTCTTGGAATGTCTGCCAGTGATCTTCTAAATGATAATTTGCATACTCGCCATTTGGTTTTCTTTGAAATCTATTATCGCCTTGTTCGCCGAAGAAAAAAGCAGGACCAGTAATTCTCTCAAATGCTTCGCGGATTGGATCGTTCATATTAAACCTTTACAAATGCCGTATCCGAAAATACAAATGAATGTCTGTGATCCGGTTCAGTTGGCACAACTTCTTTCTCATTGGTTGCCCAATTTTCTTTAATCCATGATTCATCATCAAAGATAACATCTACCCTAAACCCCTTTGGGCCGCATTCAATTTCTTTTACAGTTGCAAGAGCACCGCGTTTGAGAAAATGTGCCGACCCAGACCAACCAGAAGGCATCGGCATTGGTTGTTCCTTGAGCATAACTTTGTCACCAACTTTGAATGGTGCAAACCTATCCATTAGATAGTCATATGCTCCTGTAATTTCATTTACATAATAAGAAGCAGGACCTCGTTGAAGAAGTTCCTGCGCTGCAGCAATCTTTTCCATTGCCAATGTGAAATTTTCAAATTTACTCATGATATAAGTACCGCTTCCTCAACTTTATTTTCATCCAGAATTCGGATTGTTGAGCCGTCATTTAGATCTTCAATTTGCTTGGCCAAATTTCCGTATATAGAACTTGTGTATGCCGACATTCCGTAAGCATCTTTGTGGCAGAAGTAAACTGAACCAGAATCATTGTCGAACTCGTAGCCCTCGGCAGTCTTAGTAATCTTGTTCACACCAGACGACAACTTCCAAGAGTCCCCGCCCAAGTATCCGCCGTACCAAGACGCCAGAATTTTTGTAATCTTTCCGTGGACCGTAGAATCAATTTCTACAAGGACCCAGCGGTCAGGATGATATGTACTCATTTAGTCGCCCTCTGTATTTTCACGGAGTAGGAAGTCGCCTGTTTCCAGTTGTTCCTGAAGATTATCTGAATCATATCCATTGTTGATCTCGTCGGCACAGTTGTACCAGCCTGCGTAAAATGCTTCTGCTGGAGTAATGCTACGAGAGGAAGTATTCCGCATAAATTCTTCAAAGCATTCTTCTTTAGTTCTGTGAAATTTCATATTATGGACCCCAAGTTGGTGTGTTTGAATTTCTCATGCTCTCAAGACTCTTGCCGATTTTATCCAACCGATCTTCGTTGTTTCGTGCCTCGTCAAGAAGGATTTTTCTGATCTCTGCCATACGGCTGCTCGTATCGTCCCACTGACCATCTCTTACTTCAGTGGCTTTGAGATCAATATACTCAAACATTAGTTCAAGTTGGTATTCTGACATTCCTAACATCATGAATTCCTCGCAAATATGTTAGTAAGAAGGACACTTACCAATGCTGTGGCCATTGCTATAGCAAACGCTTGAACAAAAGTAAGTGTGCCTAATCCAAAGCAATAAGCAATCGTAAGAAGTACACCGACATCAAAAACTGAATATTTGTGCCCAAAAAGATATTCACCCATTATAGTTTCTCCAATTTTTCTTTGGCAATTGCAAGATAAGTTTCTGCAACGCGAATTTTGTCAAGGCAACGTTCTTTGGAAGAGACACCGTTCCATGCAGCCAACACTGCTGCTGCCTCTTTCATATTTTCGATGGCATCACCAATGATGGGTCCTTGTATGGAGTTTGGCATTGGTGGCACAGGCGGATATTTCCAAGACATTATTGTTTCTCCATTAATTTCTTCCAGTTGAAATATGACACTGCTGCATTGATCCAGAAGAATCCATACAGCACAGAAGTCAGGTATAGTTCACGACTCCAGAACAGTGGGACAGACAGTGTATTTACAATCAGCCATACTTTCCAAGTCTGAATACTTCGTCCCATTAGTAGCAATTGTGCGACTACAGAGAACGCCAATACAGTAGAATCGATCCAGGGCGCATAAGCATTTGTGAAGGTATGTAGCAACCAACCGTATGTTAGAGCGACTGCTACAGCGATCCCAAGCATTATGCTAAATGTTTTACCATTTACATTTATGATGGGAGTTGGTTTATCTACTTTATAGATAATCTTGTTTGCATTCCATCCAATCCACCCCAAAATACCGGTGACAAAGAAAAATATTTGAAGTGTCACATCAGCATATAGCTGCACATTATAGAACATGATGCCGAAAAGCACACAGCCGACAAGTCCAGTCCACCAGGTGTGTATTGAATTTCGTCCTGCAAGTACGATGCAAGCGATAGTGAAAACGTTTGCCCAAAGTTCGAGCGGCGTCCAAGTAAACCAGTTCATAATCATTCTACCTTTGCAACTTGTTCAGGAAATTTCATGCATTCATCTGCAGAATAACTCCACGATTTGTTTGTCAATTTGATTTTTACTTTCTTTTCAGTAAAGCCTGTAATAATCCCCATTGATAAAGACTGCGTATATCCGTTTTGTGGAATTAGCACAATCTTATCATTCACTGAAAGTTCTTTGCCTGTTACATCGTTCATAATCTAACTCCTAGATTGTTGCTAATAATTCATTATAACACAAAAAGATTATGTGTACAATTAAAGTTTCTCTGCCAAATATTCCTTGAGGATTGCTTTGGCATACTTTGCCGGAACTTTGTCAAAAGTATAAGTGATGTTGAAAGTCAGTTCATCACCATCTTCTGCTTTTAGCACACTTCGGACTGCCCATGTATCTTCTAAGAAGGCTTTACGAATTGCTTCCTCTACTGTATATCGAATAAATTCTCTCATTATTTCACTCCAAAATGTTTTTTAAGATCCGCCAATGCTTCTGGTGTTATCGCGCCAACGTTTTCGTTTATCCAAGATGTACATTCTTCTATAATTAGCATAGCCAATTTATCTGAATCTAATGCATATCCTTCAAAATTTGGTTCACCGTTATACGGATTATTTCCAAAAATTTCTTCGGAAGCCTCAGTTACTAGATCTTCTATTAGTTTATTCATTTTACTCCAAAGTGCCCTGTGCCCCACATAATTGCTATTGTGGGAAGTGCGATGTGTTCAAAAATTTCATAAAGTGCCCAGAGTGTAAGACCCAGAGCAAACCACTTTGAGGTGGCGGCTTTACGAGATAGGAAGCCAAAGAATTTGGCATGACCTGCGCCAATCCAATTGGCTAGTCGTACGAATGGATTCATGGTAGTTCCAAAATTACGTCGATTGATGTCTTACGAATGTTAGCAGCACCCGGGTAAATGTTGTGCCATACAGCACCAACTCTGTAGTGTTTGGAAAATGAATCATTTTCCATTCGGCAGATTTCACCAACTTTTGGTACAGAATTTACATCCGCAAGGATGGTATTCCCTTCTGGGAATTGGAATTTGATTATAAACATAAGTTCCTCATAAAAATCCTGGGTTCGTCGGCAGATAAATCCCACCTTCTCCGTCTTTTCTCCATTGACCCAAGTCACAACCATCTGTGGATTCTTGTTGAATGCCCACTAGTTTATCAACACCAAAAGTCGAACTTGTGCTAGAAATTAACCAAGGTGGGAATTTGATTTTACAATAACCATATCCACCATTGGAAAATTCCTGTTCACAGTATTTGCAGAATTTACACTCCATTATATCTCGATTACTAAATTAGAATTGAAATATTTATTTAGATAGTCCGGAGTATAGCCTCTTGGGTTACATACCACTCGAGTATCACCAATCATATAGTCGGAATTGTTGTGCATGTGACCGTGAGTCACAAGTTTAATCTGGGGTCGGTCAAGAATGAATTCCGAGAGATCAGAAGCATAGGCGCCATTTGAGAGATAATCTTTCACAAAGTTCTCATGAATACTTTTTTGATGCGGCGCATGATGAGTTACCATCACAATCTTCTGATCTCGATATATGTCGGCCAAAACTTTAAAGTAACCCAGAGTTTCCCTATGGCGAACTACAGTATCCGATGCACGGAGCTTTCGGTATCCCAGAGCATCATTACGGATGAGACTAAAATCTTGCATCAGATCTTGGGTAGCATGTAGGGTTAGCGGGTCACCTTTGTTCATGTCTGTCCAAAGAGTTCCACCCATGAAAACTACGTCATCTAATATGACATGCTCACGTTCAAGAAAATGCACATTGGAAAAGTTCTGCAAGAAGTGCCGAAGAATCTCTAGAGACTTTTCCCACTTACCATCATAGAATTCATGATTTCCTGCAACATATACCACGTGCTTAAACTCAGATGCCACTTGCTCAAAGAATAGCCGATACCGTTGAGTCGTTAGATATCTATGGCTATCTGGGTCTGTGGTCTCAGAAATATTATCGGCAACCACAATGTCGCCAGACAGCACAAGAACATCAGCACCGGCATTTTTAATTTCTATGGTGCCGAATTCTAAGTGTAAGTCTGAGACTACTTGTAATTTCATATTGTCTTTAATACTTCCCGTGCCCATGCTCCGGGCCATTGAACTAGTCGTTGTTTTCTATATTCTAAATTCCAGGCATCAACTTCTAGTTGGTTAACCAACTGAAAATCTTCTCCACATTCTCGCCCTGCAGCTGCTGCTGAGGTATATTTTCTTTTGCCGTAATCCGATACCCAGACATTTTGTGGTGGTTTCGGACTCATCTTAGGACTAAACCACGACTGAGGTTCTAGAGGAGCTTGCCCGGCCAAATAGACCAGAGAATCATTCTCAGTTTCAAACATTTGGCATACTTCCAAGTTTAGCAGGATTCTTTTTTGCTTTATCTTCTTTCATTTCGCGGGCCCGAACCCAAAAAATATCACAGAGCGCTTTACCACCGGCGTCATACATTTTATGGCCGTCAGCTTCAAACCAATATGTAGCTTTGGTTTCCCACTTATCTCCATTGCGTGCCCTGTATACCAATTCACCTCGACCCTTATCACAAGATTTTACTTCGGTAACATACACGAATGAATCACCGATTTTACCTTCTCCTGCAAATTTGAACATCGCCATTGCATAATAAGGGCTATTCGGATTCTTATCATCTTTGCCGACAATCCACGAATCCGAATCAACGAGCATTCGAGTACCATCTGTGGCATCCATAACGGCTACCCAGTTTTCGGCCGAAGCAGCCATGGACATAGACAGGGCCAGAGCCCCAAGCACTTTTTTCATAATGATACCCTTTTAAAGATCTTGATTCAATGATTCCAAAATACCCACCACAAAATCATGTGGTACATCGAGTGTCACGGCAATCTGCCGAGAACTCATACCTTCGTCATAGAGTTCCATGACTTTAAAAACGATGTTAGACATTGCAGACATGATTTGTCCTTTGGTTTAAGATGGTTCATTATAAACCAAAGGACTTTATGTGTAAATTAAACGTCCCGAGAACACTGGAAAGTAGCTTCATGAGAACAGTCGCATAGAGTTTTGTAATCTCCGTTGACTTGCTCACGGTACGGACATGTATGCTTTTTGATGTAGGTTCGCTTTTCCTTCTTGCCGAAGATGCGATCCCAGCCGTCTGCATATTTTTCTAGGTCCGCGCCTTTGCGGAGTTTGTCACCTTTGCCTGCTTCTCTGTTCATTCTTTCACCCCAAAATGCTCTTTCAAACACGCCATTACTTCTTCAATCGGCACCAAATCATATGGTGGATAATTGTTGTCCAGCACGGTGCCACATTCACGGATGATCAGCTCGGCGAACTTTTCCATCATAGTTGGACTCAGACTATACCAGTCCGCTTCATTCCAGTTGTCGTTAACACCAGAAGTCAGCAATAGTTCTTCAATTCGTTCGTTCATTTTATTTCCCCACAATTTCGTAAGCTGATAAATCCGATACTCTCTGAAAATTTGCTATAACAAAGATGTTTATTTTGTTTGGGTCAGTTGGTTTACAATTTGGATAATACTGTATAACGTCTGTAATTTGTGCAGATGTACCGTAACAGTCAAGAATGTCTACTTCGTCATAATCATTGAACTTTGAAATAAGTTCCTTCAATTCGAGAATTTTCATTCTTTCACCTCAAAGATTCACTTCAGATTCAAGAAATAGGTTGTCGATTGTAACGTCGTCATGCAACATTACTGTACCATCGGTAAAAACAACAATGAATTCATTACCACACAGTTGTAATGATTCAACACGTTTGAATCCAGTTTCAGTTTTGACGTAATCGCCTGTGAAGACATCAGCCATGATTATAGCCCCAAAAGTTCAAGTTCTTCTGCCGTCAACTTAGCAAGAGCAGCACGCCGTGCCGTGTACTTTCGAGTTTCTTCGGCTTGCATGAATTCTTTGTACTTAACTGAGCGTTCCAGAGAATCCAATTCTTCGTCATCTGCTTCTGAGTATGCATATGCAACTTCAAAACCTGAATCTCGTTCATCACGGTCAAACACAGAGAACGACATCGAATTCGCTTCAACATCAACTTCAAAATTCATTGCCTGAGCACGATGGAGAACTTCCATAAGCCGCTGTGGGTATGAAACTTTCCGGAGCGCGAAAAGAGTCTCCATTTCGACGCGTTCGCGAGCTACACGAGCCGCTTTAGTTTCTTTGGCCATTTTGATTTCCTTTGAGTTTCGGTATGGATCAATTATACTACAACGAGCATTATGTGTAAATTATTTCCCGATTTTTGAAACGGCATTTACTTTGCTGTCCAAGAGTTGACAGAGAAGATGCCGATATGTCCGAAGAGCAACTGTGGCAAACTTATCCGTGGGATCAGCAAGCAGATCTGCTTCTAACTGTTCAATCTTCAAAGTCAGTTCTTTTTCCTTGGCGCGATGCCGTTCAACATCAGCTTTTACACTGATGTTGTTATTTGCAAAAAAGTTTTTCATGATTTTCCTTTGTATTCAGAAGTTGTTTTATTATACTACAACGAGCATTATGTGTAAATTAATCAGCTCCGTGATGTCCGATCTTCGGCTTCACAGTCTTCATGTGCCGCTTGATTTCATCCCAGCTCCACGGCATCATGTCCGCTTCGGCTCGGTTGTCGATTCCCACATCAAGAATGTTCCCATCGGTTTTGAATGACCCATGGCAGTGTCCGTGAAGATGAAAACTTGTTTCTTCGGATTCCCAGTGCGCCATCGGAAAGTGACAGAGCACAAGCATCTGCTTCTCAACGAAGATGGTTTTCATGTGCGACACAGAAGAGCAAAGGTCTTGAAGGTCTGAGTTTTTCCGAATATGATGATCATGGTTTCCAAGAATCAAGTGGTGCTCGACTCCCATCTGTCCAATGCGCTGCAGGGTTCTTCGGCAGAAATCCACACCTTGAAATGCTACGTCACCAAGATTGTAAAGCACATCACCAGGTACAAGAGTCTTTTCCATGTTGGAGAGAATGATCTCAGTCATTTCTTCCCAGTCTTTACCCTTCCGGGTCGTCGGACAGAACTCTTGAATGCGCCTGTGGTAGCAGTGGAGATCAGATGTAAAATAGATCATTTTGTTGGTGGCAGCTGCCAGAAAAGTGCATAAAGTTCCATGAAAGAATTGAATTCGTAAGAGGCCCGTTCAATTTGGTCAGTTACTAGCCCCAAATTGTAAACAGCCGATGTAGTTTCGCGTTCGATGGTTTCAGCAAAGAAATTAGTTTCACTCATTTTCTGGACCTTTGTATTTGTAAACGGTTGCAAGTTTCTTTTCTTTAGTCCAGGCAGAACAGTATGCAAGATTGCCCTTTTCATATTCGGCCAGTACTTCTTCTTCGGTCACAACACGGTGCGAAACAATAGTTTCCCCAAGATGTTCTTGATCAAATTCTTCTGGTGCGCCAAAGGTAACATCATCTAGAGCATACTCTGGGTGGTCATCTGGTGTCTCAACGACGTACCGAATCCGGAACATAGAGACACATTCTACCATTACTAATTTACTCATTTTCGTCTTGCCTTTTCTAAGTTCAGTGCAAAGTTTTCCACCATAAGCTTGGTAGCAGTGGCCAAGAGAATCATATCTCGTTGCTCGGGTGGGTTGGAAAGATAGATCTCAATCGCTTTATTGGCGACTACTCTATATGCGGACTCTTCGTCCAATTGAAGCATGCCAAAGTCAATCGGATCTTCCGATTCTATTTCTTTAGCAAGTTCAACAATTTGTTCTGTTAGATTTAAGTTCAAAAGTATTCCCTCCGAGTTTCATCCACTGTGCCCTTGGCAAAGCGAACTTCCGGTGGAGTGGTTTCAATCAGACCGTGCACAACGATGCCGGGCAAATGTCCATATGGGACAGCATCTTGCCAAAGGTACTTAAAGCCGTGATAATTCCCAGAAGCATGGAGCACATACTCTAGAGCATTGCAGAGACCTTGACGAATGTCTTTAGAACAATAGTCAGAGGTTGAATTCTTGAGACTGGTGTTAATGTCCAGACGCATTTTTTCGACGGAGAATGTTTTCTTACCCATAATATTTCCTAAGAGAATTCACGAACCCAAGTAAACTTTGTGTCGCCTGGTATCCACTTAACTTGTTCTTGCTTCCGAGTCGGTTTTTCAAAGTCAATACAGATACAAATCCAACCAGGAATCTTTGAAAATTCTACTGTGGTGGCAGTGCGTACGATTTGAACAATCTTTCCGTCCTCCATTTTGCCCACAGTGATCATTTCTATTCCTTTGTTTCAGAAGATGGTCAATTATAAACTATTGATGATTATGTGTAAATTTTCTTGATCAGGATAGAACCGTCATCTTGTACGGCAAAATCTAGGGTATCGCCTTCGGCCCAACCCAGAGATTCCATTAGCCCATCTGGAAACTCAATATACAGTTCTCCATCCTCTGCTTCTTTTACCTCTAGTGTGTAAGAATTCATAGTGCTACCGCTTTCAAGATTTCGTTGTCGTACCGCTTTTTGATATTTAGGACCTTATAAGCATAATCTGGTGCCTCACCAAGAGTGCCGTTGTACCGTAGCAGAGTTTCCACTGTGCTCTTGGATAGATTTCTATACTCACTTAGAATTTGAGCACCCACGTCAATGTTGTTGTGTGGGTCAAATAAAGCAGTAGCAGTTGTTTTATCTTTGTGCATGCTTGCGGCAATTTGGAATAGCCCAATGGGTCCAGTTGGTGAGGTTGCTTTATAGTTGAATTTAGATTCAGTGTACATCACAGAGAGCATGAGTACTGGGTCCACGGAATACTTTGCAGCAGCCTCATAGATCCACACTGCGTACTTTTTAGCTACAGCTACAGGTACTAAACCATCCCGAACAATGATAGCTGTGGTCTTTTCAAGCACAGTGCCTGTGTCTTGTGGTGCTTCGGCAACTGGTTTGTTCTGAAGATACAGAGTCTGATCTCGTATTACATTAAGATACATTACAGAGCCAAGCAAAACTATGGCAATGAGAACATAAGTAGTATACTTGATCACCTTGAAAGTTTGACTTTCCATAATTTTGGGAATAGAAGCAAAAGGCTTCAATATCACCATTTTTGGTAATTTATTGATTTTCATCGGATTGTAGGTGGAGAACTAGCTCCACGATTTGTTAAACTATTTTGATCGATTTGGGATCCACAATACCTGCTGGATCTATAATAAAAGAAATCTCATATCCATCTATAAATGCATAGGCTCTATCACCTTTGAGTATATAGCAATGCTCAGAGTCGTCAATATAGATGACCTTCTTTATTGTATAAAAAGGAAGTTCATCAACAACTTCATTTGATTTTAACACAACTTTCATTTTAGAATAGTAATCTATTAACCTCAAGCACTGTCATATTCTTTGAAGCAGCAATTTTTAGAATTACTTTCTCCATTTTATCTTCTGGCAATGCTTTAAGTTTTAAAAGATCACATAGTGCGTAATAAGTTACGGTAGCCGTTCTTTTATTCCCATCGGAAAATGCATGATTCTTAGTAATACCAAGAACAATAGAAGAAACTTGTTTTGTTGGTTTCTTATAATAATGCCAAGATGAAATTGCAGAACCAACCAGGGACTTATTCAGAATAGAATAACCTAAACTTTTATTAACTTCTATAATTCTTGATTCTGTTAAGTAATCTTCTATTTCATGCATCTTTAAGTTTATCTAATAAAGCTTTATGCAACTTAATTTGTTTCAAAGCAGATAACATGAATGGATCATTGAGAGGAATTTTTTCGCTCAATTTTTTCTTTTCCTGTAGAATAGGTGCTTTTTGTTTAGATTTTTCCATAATTTACCTCTTCTTTAGATTTTAACACAACTTTCATTTTGTGTATATTTTCGACAAGTGATCTGATCTAACGCGGCACATTATCCACTTGTTATAGAATTTACTTGGGTTGAGCAAACAATCCGTTTCAAACTGGATCTTCGCTTCATAGTACCCAAGCTCCGTGAGAGTAGAACAAAAGCGTAAAATTTCTCGTTTGAAGTTTTCTTTGCCGAGTTTTTCAACATCTGACTTGAGTTCTTCCGATGAACCATAGTAATCTCTCCAATCGGAGTCCACCTGAGTTCTGATCTTCTTTTTCTTCTTAAGACCTGTAGATTTAACTTTTACAGTTCTCACAGAAGTTTTCTTGAAGGTAGATTTCTTTTTTCCAAAATAGCTTCTACCATCTATCAAGTTTGTGATGCAATAAGTAAAGCCGACAAATGAAGGATCAATTTCATCTACCGGCTTATTTTCATAAAACCATGTCATAATCATACCAAGAGTTCATCTTGGTATATTTAATGCTTAGAATGTTAGTTCACAAACTCCACCTGAACATGCCGCACCAGCGAGAGAATCTACGTCTACATACTGTTGAGCACGAAGTTCCTTTGAGAAGTCGATGTGGTACATAGACCGGTTAATGTTGCTCCATTTGTGTAGATTGTAGCAATCCTTGAGGCAAGCGATCATTTTATCCAAGTCGTCAGAGAAGTAGTTGGCAGCAAACTTAGTGGCTCTACGGATCCAGTCACGCTTCAGCAAATCTTCCGATTCAGCCGAGAGTTTGAGTCCCTTACCTTGCATTGTGTCACAGGCCAACCAAAGATTCTCATTGTACGCACGAAGTGCTTCAACGATAAGACCTGAGGCAAACAAGGAACCTTCGCCGTGAATCTTCACAATCTTTTCAAACGTAAGCACTTCGGTGAATGGTGCCTGAGCATATGCCTTGTCACCAGAACCTGCCATAAGAGAAACACCGGCAAAGAACTGGCGGTTGTCGAATAAGTATTGCTCTACTTCATCCCAGTTGTCTACGGTAATGGTGTTGGAAACATTGTGACGAAGTTTTGGATGAGCGCAGAGTTCTACATTAGTACCGTATTCGACCCAGTACTGTTGAGCAAGTTTCACATACTCAAGTTGTTTCACACCAAGTAGTTCGGACTTGTACTTAGAACCAGGCTTGGTAACAATTGGGAATGCCACCACGACATCGGTACCATTAGATGACCACACAGATTTCTCAACCATGCGAGGATTGATTTCCATGATGTGCTTGGCAACTTCGTCGTTCACATTCATTTGCACATGACGGAAGAACTGTTCAGCATGTTCACCATGGATACCAGAACCAGATGCCAACAGAGTAGATGCATTACCAGATGGTTTCACACAAGTAGTTCTTGCTGCACGGTTGATACCGATAAGAGCAGCAATTTCTGCATTGATTTCCTTGACGAGAGTTGCGCCAGCAATCATGTTCTCTTTGTCAAACAGAATGTCCGGATTGTTCATCCAACCCGTGATAGAGCAACCAATAAGTGCTTCACGGTCTGTAATCTCTTTGGTTTCCTTTGAGACGTATTTAAAGTTTGAATACCCAGCCTGAATAGTACCAAGAATTGCAGAGGCACGGCAAGCACGTAGGAAAGTTTCCTTGTCAACACACTTACGACCATTGATTTCCGTGAGATTACAGAATTGGAAACCGGAGCGACCATCTTCTGTTTGTGGCATCATACCGATTTCAACACATGGATTGAACATGAAGTCATCCGAGTCAGCAAAGATGAAACCTGGCTCACCAAATTCCTTAACGGACTTCATAATCAGAGCCCATTCGTCACGCTCAAGATTATCTCGGATAATGAGAGCAGAATTGTTTGACCGACCACGTTGTGGGTTTGTAACAAACCAGTCACCCGTCTTGGCTTTCAGCATATCTTGGTCATCTTTATCAAACACACAGATCGTAGCAGACCTACGGACACCACCAGAAAGAACTGCATCCGACATATGCATAACAAAGTCGTAGGCTGAAATGGTGTTAAACTTACTTACAGGCTTTTCCTCAAGTAGGCTTTCAAGAACATCTTCACATTTGATCAGAGCAGCTCGGAGTCCTTCTGGGCCGGGTGCCTTGAAACCACCAGAGATTTTTGCACCTTCTGGACGAATCTTGGTAAAGTCAAAGTGAACTTGGCATCCGCGGTACTCTGGGTGAGTTGCGCCTTCGGTAAAATATGAACTTAACAGAACACCAAACGCTTCGGACCAACCTTCAATTGAATCTGGGATCTGATAGAGTTTAACCTTCTTTTGGGAACGACGAGCAATGTTTGGAAGTTTGGCAATACGTTTTTTGCCAACAGAGAAACCAACACCACAACCCGAGAGCATGAGATACATACATTCATTAAAGAATGCTGGACGGTCGACATAAGAGACCGAACAGTTGTACATACGAGATTCATGTTTAAAGATCTGTTCACCACCGAACTGAAGGGCGCGTTGAGCACCAAGAACTAATTTTTCGGTATAAGCTTCTTGTGCATATTCTAATGCTACTTCCAATTCTGGGGTCATTTTGTCGGCATACTTTTGCCGATGCATGTTCATTACTCGAGCTACCGATTCTTCCCAAGTTTCATACCCACCTTTAGCTTCGTCCCATCTAGAGTAACCCATATAAAATTTTGATTCCGCCAGCATTAGGTTACCTGAATGTTCTTGTTCTTGTTGCATGTAATTACACCTTTTTCCAATTGTTAAAATTTAAATTCGCCACTAAACCTTGGTATGTATTGCTCTTAATGAGAGCTACGGGGTCTATTCCGTTCATAATCATTTCGTTTATGTCTTTGTACTGATCAACAGCTTTCGGCCAGATTACAATTTTTAATCCTGACTCGATTGCTTTTTCATATTCCGCCACTACCGCTTTGTTTCGCGGTTCATTATCAAGTACTACAGTGAGCAAGCTACTGTCAATTTTTGATCCTCTCAGAAACCAATTAGCTGTAGTCGCAAGAGACGCATTCACGGATGCCATAGCATTGCCTAAGAATAGAGAATCTAACGGGCCTTCAACTAGCAGTATAGGTTTATTTAAGCATAGTCGCTCAAAACCAAATAACAGAGGCGTCTTGTCGTTGATTTTGACTGTGACATATTTTTGGTTTGAGTGTCCAGATAGGTCTCTTCCTTGATACGCAAAGATCTTACCTTTTCTGTCGAAGAAGGGAATAATAATGCGGGCTTCATCTCTTTTATTTGAGCTGAAGGTGTCGTTGAATTGGGAAGAGTATTCATAGAATTTGTCTGCATAGTAAAAGGGATAGGAGGGAAGTTTTCTACTTTTGATGTATTGTTTGGCAAAGTGATCGTCAGGCAAGTCCGATACTAGTGGCAAATCCAATTCATTTGTTTCTGGGCTGAGTTCATACTTTACTACCTCCGGTATGAATTCTTTTTTGACTGCCGGAGCATTGTGTCTAAATTTCTCGAATAGAAATTCATCGAATAACGCCTTGTTATGTAGCTTAAGAAAACTTAGTAAAGTGGTCGACAGGCCACAGTTAAAACATAGACAGTTAAGGTCATGGTTCTTTTCATAGATTTGAAAACGAGTTTTTGACTTAACCTTAGCAGAATCACCACAGACTGGGCACCTTGCGGCAGCCAAAAATGGAGATTCTTTCTTGATCCGGAATCTTTCTAATCTGGATCCTAGTATTTTAGCATATGAAACTTGTAAAAAATAATCATCATTCATTGTAGAGATTCTGGGGGTGACATAATAAATTGATCTCCGTAATCGATCCTATTCATTATAGAATCGAAAGCTAACAGCCGCCTAGTTTCCTCAATAATCAGACCATGAAGAGAATTGTTATAGAATCTTGCATCGGCATGAGATGCCTTAAGAATTGAAATAACATGTTCTGCAACGATGGGGATATATTTATTGTCGCCGAATGGTTGGTACAGCGTTGGAACGTATTGAGTTACAATTTTATCATCAAAAATCATTGGAGTAAAATTTATCTTCACGGGGTACAAGAAATGCATCATTCCACCCTGCACATACATTGCACCCGTGAGTAACGTCTCACCCGACATAAGTTTCACAGCAAAACATGGATGTTCTAATCTTAGAGTTTCGGACATTTAAAGTTCACCCTTCATTTAAAGTTCACATTTACCTATGGTCGCTTGGAAAGGAACATAGATCATAGAATATTTGAAGCCATTCTTAGTGTAAGTTCCCAAACGGTCACCTAGGTGCCGGAAGGAAATGTTTGGCTTTTTAGCATGAGTCATGTTGTCAGATATGTCGTACAGAGTACATTTATCCTTACCCTCTTTGAGTCTCAGTCCGCGGCCGATAGACTGAATGATCGTGATGGCTGATTTGGCAGGGTGAGCAAAAATGATGTTCTCAATAGCTGGGAGATTAACTCCGGTAGAGAAAACTGCATAGCTTGCTACGATAATGTCATCACCTTTATTGGCATCTTTCCGAATGAGTTCTCGGTCCTTACCTGTGACTGTACCGTCGATATAATGCACATTCCGTGTTGGTGCTTTTTCGCAGACCATATTATACAGATCGGTACCTTGAAGGTCTACGAATCTAAAAAGCACCAGAGTCGTTCCCTTGCACTGTGATGCCAATTTCGCCACAAAATTGTTTCGTTTAGAATTCGACACAATATACTTGATCTCTGTGTCATAGTCTACCTTCTTCATTGCCTTACCGATTTCCGGTGGGTAAGTAAGAATGATTGCCTTAATCACTAACGGCACGAGTTGCTTATTCTCAATCAGAGTAGAAGTAGTAGCAATCTCATGCACGGGACCAGTGATTCCCTTCATTACCAAGATATTGCACTTCATATCATGCAGAGTGCCAGTACAGGCAAGTTTGTATTCTACTTCCGTGGCACGTTCATAAATACCCGTGATCGTCTTGGCAACAATCTTGTGCCCTTCATCACCTATGATACAGCCGTACTGGTTCAGCCAATCCGAATCCATCTTGTAAATAGATTGGAATGTAGAAACTGTGATTGGTTTCTTAATGTTCTTATCTACACCAGCCGTAATGCAATGGACATTAGCATCGGCTGACCAATCTGTGCCTGAGGCGTAATCGGCAAAGTCGGACTTCATCTGAGAGGTAAGGGAAATCGTTGGTACCACAATCAGCACTCGCATCTGTAATTCTTCTACGATGTAACGGCAGATGATAAACAGCACGAGAGATTTGCCAGCACCGGTAGCGGCATGGAGAATTGCACGTTTGTTCTTTAGCGCTTGGAAGGCACCATTGATCTGATAGTCACGAATCTCAATTGGTGGAGTTCTTTTGTCAATGCCAAGGGTTGAAGCAAAATCTGCTACATCTTTGTATGTTAGACCTACATCTGTCATATCTGGGATGTCAAGCTCAAATGAGTAGTTTCGTTCTTCTGCAAACTTCTTGAGCTCATGGGCCAGACCGTATGGTAGAGTTCTGGCTCCGATGTTGAAGATGCGGATTTTTCCATCCCATCTCCCCATCTTGTACAGTGGGGTGAACTTAGCACCCGGGATCTCAAATGTGTAGACGTCTGAAATTTCTCGTGCTATGTCGGGATCGGACTTTACTCTGACGAAAGACTCGTTGAGTTTAGTGACAACGATGTCAGTCATACACAGATACTGGAAACGGTTTGGTACACAGTAAATAGGTAATCTGGTTTGTCTGTATTTGAAAAATTAGTGGCCAATAGATGATATACTGAGTATTTGCCATTGAACGAAGGTTCGTTGAACAAATCTGATTCACCAATAATGTAAGTCACCTCGGCATTGTTAGTATACATTACCTGATTCTGAATGTTCTTTTCTAACCATGTAAACAACTCTGGTAAAAATCCAGATTCATAATCAAATAGAATACTGCTGTCGAAAGCAATTGCACCTGCATTCATAATTAAACTCCTGATAAAAATTTGTTTTGGTCGACTATTGATTTAAACAAGTAGTATTGATTGCCTACATCCTTGAGAATACTTTCACATGCCTGTACCATAGTCTCGGTGTAAAGAATTTTCTCTTTGATCAGCTGAAGTGAGTCATCGGCATCAAGAAGGCTTTCCATCTCAGACTTCAGAGGCTTTTTGTATAGCCATTGCTTGAGTTCGTTGAACTTAAGTTCGTCCTCGTCCATTTCTCCATTGTAGTATTTTGTCATGAGCTGGCGACGCTGCATGTACTTCAACGATAGAGTGCGAAGCCGAATCTTATATGTCTGGAGGTGGGTAAGATACTTTGAGTGTAGTATCGGATGAGACGACATCCGCTCGGATAGCCGCGTTTGGTCGATTTTGCAGTCTACAGACCATTCGGCCATCAATTCTTCATTTGTTAGCATGTACTACCTATAATTTCAAATTATACTTTATTATAAACCAAAGACGCCAAGAAGTACAATATTTATTAAATACTCACCCACTCTTAAGGTTCCCAATGATTTTAGAAACATCCGCATTCCCACTGTTCTGGTTCTCCAATATTGCAGCAATCACAATAAGTCAAAATCTTATCATTGTTCGCCCTGGATGTAAAACTCAGGAACTATTGGCACATGAATCTGTGCATCAACAGCAGATGGCAATTCTTGGGACATTTGGCACACCAAGATTCTGGTTGAGTTACTGGTTTTCCAAAGAGTTCAGAAAGAATGCCGAAGTCGAAGCATACAAAGTTTCTATTCAGCATGGCGTTCCAATTGAAGTTTGTGCTGGCTATCTTGTAGATCTTTATTCTTTAGATGTGACCAGAGAGCAAGCGATAAAACTGTTAAGATCTTAGATTTCGCTGTATAACCCCATGGGAAATGAGGGATTTCCGAAAAACGACCGAAAATCCCTTTATAGATCAATAACTTAACTGCGATAAATCACGGTTTTACAGCAATGCTGTCAATTGTGAATTGCGAGAAGTAAAAAGTAGCAGTGCATTCAACGGGAATTGGGTCGGAATTCCTAGTATCAAAGTCCAAACCAGACAAACTCGTTGGGAACAAGTCCTTGAATCTAATTACACGATTTGGATTCGAAGCATTCGTCAAAGTGATCAAAGTACCATCAGAAGTAAGACTAGCTTCTTTTGTATTTGCTGCAGAGAATCCAGCTCCAATGTCATACCGTTGTTGGGTAAGCCATCTAAAGATTTCTTCATAGTTTTTCAGATCTTCATCTACAATGAATGTAAGACTCAACTGAGAAAATTCCGAAGCAGAACCCGGAAACCATTGAGACGACGCGGCCGATGCCACCATTGGTGCAGGTACAGAAGTATCTGGTAAATTTACCGCAACTACTCTAAACATAGTTTCTGGTATTCTCGCAATACTAAATGTATACGAGTTGCTTTTGAGCATATTGTAATCCATGTTACAATCCTTCTTGAATTTCTAATAGAGCAGTCATGACGCCAGAATTGAAAGGATCTTCATGATCTACGACTTTTGGTGCGGCACCTTTACGGAGTTCATATGCACGAGCCGAAGCAACAATGATTGTCTCATAGATATTTCCTGAATCGCGAAGTTTATCAATATTTAGTTGGTCATGGCGCGAGAGTTTTTTAGCTTGCATATTGTAATCCTTTAATGGTAACATATTTAATTATATCACATTAGAATGCTTTGTAAACTAAAAAGGGGACCGAAGTCCCCTTTGCTTTTCCAATCCTAAGATTAGATGATGTTGCGTACTGCAGCGATGCGGTAGTAAGCGTTGTTACGACCAGCAGTCTTGAAGAACGGATTGCGAGCCATACCGTAGCGGAGACGGTAAGCAAGCACTGGGCTCATCGTAGATGGGTCAGTAGTGCGAACGATTTGCAATGGAATGTATGGGCAGTAGAACTGACCTGCGTCCCAAGCGGAAGCACCCTTGTAACCAACCATGAAGAATTGGCTGTTTGTACCAGCGGCGCCAGAGTATGGGTCGATGTAAACGCGCATTTTCTTGTTCAAAACACCGCAGAAGGTAGCGCCGGTGTCATCAACGTTGACGTCATTAGCCAAGGCTGGAGCATAATCCAACATGCCGCCCATAGCCAAAGCAGAAGCAACATCGCTTGAGCAAACAAGGATGTTACCCTTGCCGCGACGAGTTTCTTGAGCGATAGCGTTAGCTTCACGTTCGATTTGGAACAACAGACCTTTATGACGTTCAGCCAACCAACGGCCGTCAGAGTCAGCAGTGAGGTTAAACACGCCTGGAACGGTAGCGGCTTGAGCGCCAACCTTAGCACCAGCATAGATAGTGCGGAGAACTTCGCGGTTAACTTCAGACAAGATTTCTGTCGAAAGGATGTTGCTGAGTTCGGCATCAGCATCAAGACCGTGAAGGTTCTTAACGTCTTGCGCGAATTCAACAGAGTAACCAGCCTTCAAAGCACGGGTCTTAGCAGTCACGGACATTTGTTCAATGGTGAAAGACATTTCAGCAAATGCAGGACCAGTTGAACCCAAGCTTTCGCCAACTTCAACAGCCATACCAGCACCAGTCGTAGGAGCTACGAATTGGTTACCAGCAGTACCTGCGTCTTGGTCAACAAAGTCGGCCGTTGGATCAGTACCAGAATGCAAAGGAGATGCAGCACCAGAGAATGCAGTGTTAGCTTCGTTGAATTGAGCTTCAGCACCTGATTGGTTGCCATAACGGCTACGCAATGCGAAGATCAAACCTGTAGGCTGACGTAGTGGCTGAACGCCGCAGATGTCATAAGCCAACATTTGTGGAGCAGCACGGCGAACCATGGAGATCAACACTGGGTCGAATTTAGAAAGACCAGTACCATCCGTAGGATAGGCTTGGGTTTGGTTACCAGGTGTAGCTTCTTGCAACATTGAACGAGTTTGGATGATGTCCTGCTCGGTGTTTTCAAGGAGCACGGCTGTCGTTTGACGACGGTGCATGCTGGTGATTGGGGAAACGCCTTCAGCGTCGAGCACTGGGGCCCATTTTTCCATTAGTTGTTCTACAGTTTGAACTGCCATGATAGTTTTCCTTTAATGTGGATTTTTTAAAAAATACTCAAGCTTATTTCTTAGCGAGGTACTGTGCGTAACGGTTAACGGAAGAATATGTTTCTGTAACTACTGGTTTAGCAGCAGGAGCAGTTGCAACGTCTTCGGAGATTTGTTCTTCTTGTTCTACCTTTTTCACAGCGACTTTGCCGAAATTCTCAAGCACAATGCTGAGTTGCTTTTCGTACTGGGTTTCGTCTTTAAACTTAACAGACTCCGTTAACTGAACGAAGCGATCAAATTCTGTCGAGGTCATCTTTTCAGAGAACGACTCAAGAATCTTTTCAGCCTTAAGAGTGTCGATTTGTTCTTGCAATTCAGCAATCACGGCATCTGTACTCGAGACTTGTTCTTCAAGTTTATTAACTTCATCTAATGCAATTTCAAGAGCATCTTCGGACTCATCTGGCAGATCAATATTGTGTTCAGCCAATAGTGACTGAAGACCATCCATGAAACTTTCTGCAAGGCGTGCCTTAAAATTAGACTCAATTGCTACTTTATTATTATCTGCCCATTCCTGGACAGCTTCATTCAAAAATCCATCAATATTGGTTTCGAGTTCGGCCTTGGCCTCGTCGAGCTTTTCTTCGTATTGAGCTTCCAATTCCTCGGTAATCTGCAATACTCGATCTGTTACAGCTGCTTCGAAAATCGTTACAGCTTGCATTTTAAATTCTTCGGAGAGACCTTCGGCTTCAAGAAGAGCGGCTACTTGTGAAGAGACACCTGAGTCTTCTTGCACTGGCTTGGCCTTTTTGGCTGGTTTGGTTTCTTCTGCAACAACTTCGTCTGCAACTTCTTCAGCGATTGTTTCTTCAACAACTACTTCTTCAGGAGCAACTTCTTCGGCAATAACTTCTGGAGTTGATTGCTTTGTGCTTTCTTCAAGCATTTGTTTGATTCGTTCTTCTAGGGTCATGTTTAATTCTCCGAATTATGATTTATTTAATCTTTTCAAAAATGTGCATCTATTTTATTTATGGAGGCTTTTACTTGATAGCTTCCATTAACTGCTTAAACAATTCAATCTTACGTGCTTCCGTAAGAACTTTCTTGTCATAATCTTTCTTGGCTTTTGCTGCAATGTCTTCGATGATTGCTTGACCTTTTGAGTCGAGATCATATTCGTAGCCTTCCATGATACCGTTGATTGTGCAACCTGGTCCAGAAGGATCAGATACAACGTCAACGGCAGTAAGGAAGAAGTCTGCACCTACATGTTTAATGCCATTGGCTTCGGTAATAGAACCGGCGCCGCGAGTAGATACACCTACATTCACACCAGACTCAAGCAGACCCTTAAGGATCGAGCCCATGGGTGTATTTAACACCTTAGCTTTACCGATCCAGACGTTGCCATCATTGCGCATTTCCGTGATCATATGTGTGGCACGTTCGTAGTCAATATTCAGACGTGGTGGGTGATTCATCTCACCTAGGGCACGAGAATTCTTGATGTAATCTGTGTCGTACTTGTTGATAGCACCTTCAAGGATTTCCTTCTTGTAGATGCGACCATTCTTGTTCTTTGATTCGGCAACGGCAAATGGACCTTGAATGAACAGGTTCTTTTTGCCATCGGCACCAGCTTCCATAAGGAGGCTGAGTGGATCGTTAATTACTTCGGTCAGGAATTTCATCTTAGTTCTTCTTTAGAATGGTGCAGGAGCAGAGTAGCCGTTGACCTTGCGAACACGAAGTACAAGAGTACCTAGTGCAGCCAAGTTAACTACAATATCGGTTCCTTGATTTTCATTGGCATGGGAGAAGCCAATTGGACCCATGTTGAAGTCCCAGTTACCATTAATCTGGAATGCAACTTCAGCATTACGAGTAATAGTAGTGGCACCAGATGAAGTCACAGAGAGTGAATCAATAGTGGCAGCAGTGTTGCCGGTCACAGTTTGTGAACCAGAAACAAGAGATGCCAGCGTCAGAGTATCTGAACCAGAACCGGTCCATTTAACTACAACTTCCGAAGGAGTTGCTTTGAGGATTTTTTTAACGAGTGCCATATTTTACTCTTACTTAGTTAATTTGTTGTTGGCCACAGCAATGCCATCGGCTCTGTTTCTAGCCTTAACCTTGAGACGGTCTGCCATGGCTTTGTAGTCAAGACGCTTTGGATACATTTTAGATGCATCTGATGCCATTCTTTTTTCGTCTTCCAAAGCTTCTTGACCTTGAGATCCCTTTTTGATGTATGAACCCAAAGTAGCCTTGGAAATTTCATATAGTGGATCGTTACCGAGTTCAATTTCTTCTAACATGTACTTGGCATATTCTTCTTTGGCATGAATATGATCTTGGTGAACGGCATGTTGGCCATCTTTGTGGAGCACAATGTAGTGATCGGCATTGTCGTCATCTTTCTTAACGATCTTACCCTTCAGGGCTTTCTCTGTATGAGAAGTCCAAACGGTTTTACCTGGATCAAACATCTTTGCTTCGTCAATCTGATCTACAGTTTCATCTTGTTCTACCGATTCTTCTGTATCAAGAGGTTGACCATTAGACCGAGTTGATGAACGTGCTTCATGTTCTTTTTGGCGTTCTTTTTGGACCTTGTCATGGTGTGCTTTTACTGCTTTATCACCAACCGATTTGAATGAAAGCACATTGCCCTGCGCATCTTTCTTAACAGACCCGGCAACTACTGCTTCTGTTACTCTTCTATTATTTGTAGTTGGATTTACTTTGCCGGTTCCACCACAATGTGAACATGTTTCTGCTTCCATGTTGTCATATGATTTTTTAGGTACTTTCCCTGTGCCGTTGCATTCTGGGCAAGGAACTTTTGTCAATGATTTAATTTTTGCTTCATTGATGTCCAGCATTTCTGTGAGCATAGTTTCCAAAGCATCTACCAATTCTTCTTCATTGGTCTTTTCGCCGCGCATCTTGGCAAGTTTCTGACGGGTGTAGTCTTTGTTACCCCAAGCATTCTTCAGGCTCTTCAATGAATCGGCATAGTCTGCAATCTTGTCGGCATGAGTTTCTAGACCTTGAGCACGGATATGATCGGACAAATCAGATGCAGCACGGATTGCTTCTTTGTGCTTACCAGCAGCAAGATGTTTACCAAGTTCGGCATGAAGTTCCATAGCCTTCTTATTGGCAGATGAACCGGAGGTACCAAGTTTCTGTGTGGCAAGTTTAAGTGCAGCTGCATCCTTGATTGCCTTCATGTTGCCTTCTGGCGTATGCGAAACAGTCTTAGAATCAGAGTAAGAATACCCCTTTTTAGCTTTTTCGTCTGGAGTCATCTTGACTGTGTTGGCTTGCATTGCGGGACGATTGTCACCACGAGCCTTCATTTTCTTCAGACGTTCTGGGTCTGGATGAATAACTTTAACTTCGACCTTATTTTCCTTGTAGAAGGAAGCATCATGGCCTGGAGTCAATTGATCTAGAGCATCACCCTTCTTGTACCGTGGGTTCGAAATTTGGTGTGATGGAGGATAGATATACTTACCACCAGATTTGTAGGCCTTTGGATACTTAGTTTCTTTTTGTTCTTTTTGCTTGTCTGCATCATGGATATGATACTCAGGGCGACCGTATGAAGCACCAGTAGAGTGACCAGCAGAGTGGATCTTACCGTTTACATACACAACTGGTACATGACCGTCATCGAGTGCTTGGTTAAGAACGGCGCGGTGAGCAGACTTGTTCTTAATTGGGTGAGTCACTACATCTGAGTGTTCACCTGCTTGACGACCAGAGTATGGATCTTTTGTAACGGTTTTGATGAGGTGCTTGGAAAGACCAGCAAGAGCACCTAGACCTTCATCAAGTTCTTCTACATCTTCTTTGAGACGTTTAGCCTTTGCCCGAGCTCGTGCTGTGTCATCATTTAGTTTAGCAGCATGTTCTTTTGCTTCGTACTTGGCGGCATATTTACCGACGCGTTTACCTGCATGATGAACTTCGTAATAACCAAGATTTAACTTAACTGAAGCTTCATTAATTTCTTCATACTCATCTTCGTCATCTAATTCTTCGAACTTGTATTCTTTAGCCTTACGTGGCTTGTAATCCTTGTGGCCCATAAGCCATGCTTTACGTTGCAAATCACTATTTACATCACCCTTTTTATGAGGGCAAGTTGCGGCACCTTTACCATCTAAAGCAGCATCTCGGCCTGCATTGTAATGAGAATCATAGTCACCACTTTCATCAAGTTCTTCTACATCTTCAGTAAGACCAAGAGCCTTTACACGGGAAGCGGCAGCATTCTTAAGTGAAGCTGGGGTGTGAGAATCTGCTTTGGCTAAAGCATTGATGTGGAGCAAAGTTTTGTCATCCATGTTCCGGAGGAACTTCTCTGGGGTCTTATGAGATAGGAATTCGGCATATCTTTGATTGCGTTGCCGACGGGAAGCATTGTCCGATTCTACCGATTCATTGGCAACTTCTTCATCTTCAAAAGTAACTACTTCGACTTCCGAATTGTCGGCATAAGTATCTAGAAGGTCAAATGCTTTTTTATTCAAGGCAGTAGTAAGGGCAGACTTTGCCTCTTCTTGGTCTTGATTGAAATGGTCGATAAAATTCATGTTCGGCACCCTAGGTTACTTGTTATTACTATTTATTGTTGCTGTGGTGCAGCTGGTGCACTATTTTGATCAAGCTGAGGTTGAGATGCGGCTAACTTGGCGGCTGCGGCATTCTCTGTGTCCATCTGTTCTACCATATCATCAATCTCTTCATCGGTCAGCTTCAACATAGAGCGCATGACGTATTCTCTAGAGTAGTACTTACCGACATACATATCAGCAATCTGTACATTCTGTAGACGTTCACGGAGCATGTCCGATTCTTTGAGTTCTGCAAAGAAGTTATCCTTAGCATAACGGAAGCGAAGATTCTCTTTGATAAGAGCCCAATCTTCCGGAGTAGCAATACCCTTAAGAAGGAGTTGAGTCTTGAGCAAGTCAAAGAATAGGTTGTTGAAACGGAGCCGAAGTTTATTGATGAACTTGGCAAACTTGATTTCATCACGAGTAATTTCGTTTGAGCGACCAATATTAAATGAACCCTGGCCTTGCTGTAGGCGAGACATTGGGATGTTCAACGATTGATATAGCTTCTGTTGGAAGTACTGAGTATTCTCAATAGAACCAAGACTTGGAGCACCATCCAAAGTAGTGATTTCTGTACCCTTGCCACCAGTTGTACGTGGAAGGAAGAAATCCTCTAGGATAGACTGATGGTTCTTCGCGTCTTTAACTGTACCAGTGTTGACGTCATATACTTGCTTGTTCTTGTACCGAGCCATGACATCTTTGATGTACTGTTCGGCCTTGGTACGAGCCATACCAGAGGTATCAATGTAGAAAATCCGGCGCTGTGGAGCACGAGTCAGACGATAGATAACGTCCGAGTCTTCCATCATACGGAGTTGGTTCAGTGGGCGGATCGCCTTGTGCAAATATGATAGCGACATATTTGAGTTCCGGTCAATTAGACCAGAAGTAATATAGGCAATAGACTCAGGTGCAATCTTGATACCAGTCTTCTGGTCGCCCTGAGTGCCGTTTGCATTCTTTTGGGTGTCGGAATAGATATAGAAATCTGACTGACCCGTAACTAAAGATATACCAGACTTTGGATCAACTTCCTTCTTGATCTCAATGATACGCTTTAGTTTCGCAACGTCGATTGGCCGAAGTTCTTTAATGCCTTCTTTGGACTTTTCCTTGTCTACAACTTTGTGGAATGCTAATCTTCCATCTATGTACCAATTACGTGCTATATCCGGACCAATTGATTGAAACTTTAACAGATCAAGAATGTTCTTGAATTCTTCTGTTATCGATTCTTTGGTCTTCTTAGAATATTTTTCGTCAAACTCTGCCTGGAAATCAATAGTAACCAGTTCTTCAACTTCGTCAATAACCATGAACTCGTCAATGATTTCAGAGATAGCAATGTCTATATCTGCAACTAGAGAGACTTCCCGGTACTTGGAGATTAGTTCGATCTCATTCTTGATAGAAGAAGGATCGAGGTCAATCGAATATGAATTAAAGCCAGCACCAGAACCGGTGGCAACTTCAATGCCACCTTCTATGTCTGTTGCGGCTACAAAGGATTTGGTCTCAACATCTTTGCTTTTGCTTTTAGTGATGTTGAAACCAAATAAATTTACGCCACCTGCTTCATTATTAATGTTTGCCATGGATTAGATGATCTGTACATCACCAGTATCTACGGTCCAGTAATCAACAGAGAACTCAACGTTGAATTCTTCGATCTGTGTGATCTGACCAAAATCTAGAGCAATCTCAGAGATGTTGGTTGGGAAGCAATTGTGGAACTTATACTTGCGAAGTTCAAAATCATTGCGATCCAATTGCACAACTTCC